ACGCCGATTAAAGCGGACTGTCAAGTTGGCCGCATACGATTTTTGAGAAATCTTTGCCGGGCCTAAGTCGTTCAGCCCCGGCGGTTTTAACCTTGGGGTCATTTGACCCCAAGGTCCCGCTCCCCAAGGTCCCGCTACGGGGACAGGACACTAATAAAGCCGCCGCTCGGTCCGACCCCCGCTAGCGGCATGGTGACAGCCGTCGTCCCGTCTACGGTGTAGCGGCCCGTCCGGTTTACGTTGTGGACAATCGAGATTTGCGAACCCGTTTCCGCGTCGAGGTCCCAAAGAACGTTTTGCGCAATCGAGTTTTGTGCTACTAGCGCCGTAAACGCGACGCCCATAATCGAGGCTTTAACGCCGACGTTATTCCAGCCGCACACCAAGCCGCCGGTCGCCCCGGTCGCGTTCCCGCTGGCCCAATAGCCGTTATCGACCCGGATGCCGGTGTTCACGTTGCCGGTCGTGTAGGTGTAGGTGTTCGAGGCCGCTTGAAACGAGCCGCCAACGACCCAAATTCCGTAGCCGACATTACCGCTAAACACGGTGCGGTTTATTCCCTCTGGACTCGGCGGACCGATTACGCAGCCCGCGTAGGGCGCGACCTGTAGCCCGTAGTTGCATTGAGTCGCCATGATGGACGGATTAAACTTCGCCGCGCCGGTCTGGACGCCGATGCCGTAGTCGAACCCGACAACCGCAATCTTCTCGATAGTCGTCGCTCCATTGAGCACGATGCCGTTTCCCGCCGGAGTCGCCGGGAGATAGCGCATCCCGAAGTTTTTGAGAAGGCCGATGCCGGTCTTGATCTGGAAAACGGTCCCGACCGCGTTCGCGGTAATCTGCGACGGGTAGAGAATCAATTTGCTGTTCGCCGCCGCCGCGATACTGGCCGGGGGCGCAACTTGCGATTTAACCCGAATGTCAACCGTCGGCGGGGTCGGTCGCGTCGCAGTCACGTAGCCGCCGAGTTCGAGCCGGGGGTCCGGCGCGTTAAATAGCTGGACCACGTCGCCGACCGCGATGCCGGTTAAGCTCGGAACAATCACCGACATGGTATAATTCGGCGCGGCCCCGGCGACCGCCGTCGTGACCGCCCCGGTAACGGCGATGAGGTTTAGGTCCCGGCCTATAATCTGAATCTGTGACCCGTTCGGATGGTCCACTAGCGCCGTCTGCGGGAAATGCCCGGCGTCAACGTGGACCGTTACCCGGCGGTTGCTCGGTATGATAAGGTCCGCGACCGAATCGAGCGCGTCTTGAATCGTCGGGAATAGCACCGCCGGGTCTGTAATTCCGGGGTATGTCAACGGCACGTAGAAGTCGAGGTCCCTCGTTACCACCTTGACGCCGATGGTGATGGAATCCTCGTTGGCATCCTGCGTAAGGTCGATGTGCGGTCCGGCGATAAGGCGCTTGAACCGGAGCACGTTGCCGAGGGCGTCTTTGTAAACGCCCGGCCCGTCCCCGTCGGTTAACTGATTCTCGCCGGTTACGTTTTCGCTCGGACCGATTTGCACAACGAGGTCGCCGGTCGGAATCCGGTCCACAATCAGTTTAATCTTAAAAACCTCAATCGTCGGCGCTGCCGGGTCGATATGGTCCGGCGGGTCCGCGAAGGCGTTCGCTACCGAGTAAAGCCGGTCCGCCTCGGCCCCGATATGCGCCATGATGCCGACCTCTTTTAGATCGAACGCGTGAGGCGCTTGGTCGCTCCGTAGCGAACCCTCAACGAGTAGCGTCCCCTGTCCGTAGTCGCGCTTGGCCGAGATGACAACGTTCATTTCCTGTGCAATCAACGCGGTTAGCGGCCAGAGGTCGCTAGGCTGCGTCGCCGCCCCGGAACCGGCAACAATCTTGCTGATGGTAAGTCGCTCCCCGTTCTGTGCGCGTCCGAGCATCGAGCGCCCGGCGTCGGTAAATTCTTGTTTTGATAAACTCATAGTTTTTCTTTCATGTTATCGCGTCCGCTTTCCACCAGCCAAGCATATTGGCTACGGTTGAGGGGTCCACTGGCGTTCCGCCGCCAGCCTGTGCAATACCGTATTTAACTCCAAGACCCGCTTCGATGTTAGCGCGGTCGCCGACCGCCCTTTCGCCTATCTGCAATGCCCCGGCATACATGATGATCTCGGCAAGGTCCCCGTCGCAATACAGTGGGAGCGGAAGATAACCGATGTGCTTGTATGTGTCGGAAGTCGGGCCTGAGCCGCCGTTAGCAAATAAAGTCCCGTCAACCCGATACTGGCAGATCCCGGCGCTGACGTTGGTAATCGAGTAAACGTGGAACAGGTTACGGTTTACGGCAGCCATGTTGGCGTTCGTCTGGTAAAAGCTGCAATTGGAATACATGATTGCATCGGACCACAGCGTTCCCAAGCCGTGCATGAGGTCGCCTGCGACAGAGATGATTCCGTTAGACGTAGAGGCGGGTTTCATTACTAGGAACGAGGTCCAAGGCGCGGTAGTCGGGATTGGGATAGCAAGATCGAACCCGTCGTGGCTGGCGGACCGCAACCGCACTACGGGTTTTCCGCCGACGATGTTTTGCTTGTAGATAGGCGAACCGACTTTCAAGCCGGTATGCCCGTGGCCGCTCGAATCAGGCCAAGTGCTCGGAATGCCGCCGTCGGTTATCGGCGGTGGCAGAACCGAGTAGATCAACGAGGCTGGATTGGTAAGACCGCCATCATTCGCAACTCCAATCGAGACATTCATGGCGCGGGCGTGTAGGTAAACGTTGCGGATTCCGAAGTCCGCTCGCGACGGGTAGCGTATAGCTGCACACTGGCCGGAGTAAAGGTCCCGCCAGCACCGCCGTCGTTCGGCGTAACCGTTACCGGAGCGGGCGTGATCGTGTTAGGCGGAAGCGCGACCGTAAACGGTGTTGAGGCTACGCCAGCGACTCCCGATGCCGGTCCCGATAACGAGTAGGTCGTTGCTATGAGTTTGACCTGATAGGAGACCGAGGCCGGGTTAGTCAGCCCGCCGTTATTGGTGACGCTGATTACCTTCGCCCCCGCCGCTGCTGGCTTGTAAGAGAATTGAGCGACCGGCGCGTCGGTGGTTAGCTGAACGGTCGCGGGCGTAAACGTTCCGCCCCCGCCGCCGTCGTTAGGCGTAACCGTAACCGCATCGCTAACCGTAGTGAGCGTCGGTAACGACACGGAGAACAATTCGGAATCGACGGAAGCCGCGCCGCTCGCTGGACCCGACAGTTGATAGGTTTGCGCGTGGCGTTCGGTATCGGGCGCTTCGCTTTCGCGGATGACGAACCGGAGCATCGCGCCGGTCCAGCCAATCGAGCAGTCTGCTACGTTCGCCCGGAATACCCCCTGTTGATCGGGCCAACGGCTAATCGGCTTATATTGCTCAACGAGCCGGAGCACGGCTTCCTCGTCCGCCGGGTCAATAATTTGTTCGTCAACGTAGATTCGGAACCGATAACGGTCGTGCCATGTCCCCGGCGGGGCCGGGACGATTACCGGCGATTGTGGCGGGGCTGGCGGTGGCGGAATCGGCGGGGGGTCCGGCGGCTTTCCCGGCGGCAACGGGTCGTAGTAATCGAACCATTCGAGCAGCGACGCGCCGCCCGGCCAGTAGGTATCCAGCACATCTTTGACAAGCTGGTAGGTCCCCTTCGTGATATGCCACTGAATCGACATTTGGACGAGGCGCTTTCGGAACTCTAGCGACTTCGAGGAATCGTAGAAATCGACATGGAATTGCCACGCCAGAATATCGACAAGATTCGAGTCGGTTAGCCCCATGATGTTCGGGATGAACCGCACCACGCCGGTCGCGTCGATTACCTCATACATTTGGTTATCGAACGCGGAGCAAGCCGACTTTACGCGCGCATCGTAGTTGAGCGATGGCGCTTCGAGGTCGATCAGCTTTAGGTCCCGGAGTTGGGTGCTCATGAGAAGGTGGCGCGGGTTGTCGCGGGGCCTTCCTTCCCGCTGGACAGTCGCCCGCGCCGGTTTTTGCTCGTTGGGTTATGAGTTAGAATCATGCGTCCTCTAGCCCGGCATAGTTAATGATCGGGTCCGCGCCGGAATGGACGGCAAGCTGATTGTAGGCCATTACTTGAAACTCCGGGGTCGGCGTGCGGACTACGATGCGCTTCGCCCCGGCTTCGAGGCAACGCTTCGCCAGTTCGTCGCAGTTAAGGTCTCGCGAGATATACGACCGCTGCCAAGTAATCCAGTCTTGCGCGGCCTGTTGAACGTTCTTTTGAATCGTTTCCAGTAGGACCTCGTTTACCTTGTCAACGTAGTAATCGAAATTGAGCGCGTAGCTAAAGGGCGTCGGCGCAAAGACCTTGACCCAATCCGTCAGCGGTCGCCGGGTATTCGCGGAGCACGACCGAAGCACCAAATCGAGAATCGGTTGCGTCGGAATCTGTCCGCCCTGCAGTAAGGGGAAAATCCAGACCTCGCCCGCAATATCCGGGTCCGAGTAAACGACGGCTTGCATAATGTCCGGGCTGGCCGCGAGCGCCCAAAACTCGTAGGCGTCGTGCGGTCCGCAGGTCGAAAACGATTCGATGGCGAGCCAGACCCGGTAGCGGTATTGCTCGTCTGTCTCGGCGTCGGAGCCGCCCGCCGTCACGATGGTATTCGAGACAGTCAGCGCATAGGGCTGATTCCAGTTTATTACGCCGACAATTTGACCCGGTATGAACCCGTTACCGAGCGCCCCCGGAACCGTCGCTTGCGCCGGAACGTCAGCCGTCAGGGCTCCGGCAGCGATCGTGCCGTCCAGTAGCGTCTCAAAGACTATCGAGTTCGGCGCTTGGCAGAGTGTTCCCTTCGGAATCGTCGCGCCGAACGCGAGCGGGGCTGCAAGGGTAAACCGGAGCGTCGTGAGCGCGTTAGCCGCTGGCAAGCGTAGGGTCCGCTGTCCGTATAGCGCCGCGAGGTTGTCGAGGTTCCCATCGACCGCGTATTTCAAGAGGTTCTGCTTCCCGGTATAGTCAATCACGTTCCGCTGTTGAGACAGCCAGTAGCAGACCACAAGCAAATGAAGCCGAACCGGGTCGCCCGGCGCGAGCGTTTTAGCGATTCCAGTCAGGGCCAAGAACGCTTTTTGGTAGTCGAGAATAACCTCGTTGACGATTATTGCCGGGTCCTTCACGGCGAAGTCGATGCCCGGAACGTAGGGCAAGCCGTAATTCGGGGCCGTCGGGTCCCCGCTCAACGCGCTCGTAATGATCGGGGCGGGCGGGGGGTTTCCCCCTATGATCGAATCTCTCGTTGGCATTATGCTGGCTCCAATTCGTAGGTTTTACCATCGACTACAGCCGGGACCCCCGGAAAGACTTCGTAAAGGTAGATGCGGCTTTTGTCCCCGGAGTTATGGCTGATGCTCGGATTCGCCAGCTTCGCAAGGCAATAGGCCGCTTCCCCGGTCGTATAGTCCGGGCCGATTTCGCCGGTTACGGCATCCCACCACTGGCCGGTTTCGAGGTTCGTTAGCCGACCTTGACAGCCCATCACGACGGGCGGAACGAGCGCCCGGACTTGAGGCGGCACGACAATGTATTTGTCCACGTCGGCGTTTAAGAACTCGCCGCCGTTGTAGTAGGCGGTCTGGCTTTGGTGGTGCGGGTCGTCGTAGTCCGGCCCGGAGCCGTCGTTGCAAATATCGAGGTCCGAGAGGAAGCTGACATACCGCCCGTCCAACGCCTCGTAGATCGTAACCCCGTCCGCTATCGTAATCAGTTCATTCATGCTTCGTTTCCTTCTGCTTCGGTTTTCCGTTCGCAACGTGCTCCCAAGTCCGCAGTCCCGCGAGTCCGAAAACGAGGATAGCAAGCGCGCGTTGAAATTCGTAAAGATATTTGAACTCCGTCTGCGGTAGTTCCTGAGACAACCAGCCGGGAAAGGTCAGGGCGGCAAGCTGGATTAACAGGACGAGTAGCGGCATCGAGAAGAACATGATGACCGCGCCCCAATTTAGAAACGTTTTCCATCCTTCATCCTTCATGGTAACTCTATCGCTATCACCTGTGCGTTTTGCGCGTTCGCGGTCGCCGCAGCGTTGCTACCTTGCATCACTAGATCGAACCAATATTGCGTTCCGACGGCGAGAGTGAGGATCTGCGAGCACTCGGCGTAGGTAAGCACTCCCGCCGCGCTTGCTACCGGCGATTGAATAGCGTTTCCGAACGCCGTCCCGGTCGCCGCCGCTCCCGCGCCGGGCGCAGCGCCGGTCCCGAATCGAGCAGCGCCAAGCGAGAAATACGCGCCGCCGCTCGTAGAGAATATGCCGACGATGACACGGACCATCACTTTTCCCGATGCCGTAGGCGTGATTACGGCGGTCGCGCCGAACCCGCAATGCTTCGCTGCCGTGCCGACAACACTCGCCGAAAGGTTGACGGCGGTCTGTAATACCGCCAACGGCTTCCATTCGGTATCGTTATCCGCTGCGCTTTTCTTGCGTAGGATTGCGTCCACTACGCCGCCCGCCGGAACTCCGAGGCCGTCTGCGCCTTTCGGCCCTTGAGTCCCTTGAACCCCTTGCGCGCCGGTCGCTCCGGCTGGCCCTTTGAGATTCCCGCGCTTTGTCCATGTAGTCGAAGCGGTCTTTTCGTAGAAGTCGCCAGTGGTCGTGTCAATATCCCAATCGCCAACGTTCCCCTGTCCCGCAGCGGGCGGGCCTAAGCTCGTAAACCAAACTTCGCCAGCCGCGCCAGCCGGTCCCTGACTGCCGGTCGCGCCGGGAACGCCCTGCGCGCCGGTCGCCCCGGTAGCGCCCTGCGGTCCCTGCGGCCCCGTAGCGCCCGCCGAACCCGTCGCCCCGGTGTCCCCCTTCGGACCCTGCGGCCCGGCGCTTCCCGGCGGTCCTGCGATTCCCGGCGGGCCTTTTATGTTCCCCTTCGGTGTCCAAGCCATAGTTTTAGAGGTTTTGGTAAACGTCCCCGGTTGTCGTGTCGAGATACATGTCGTTGAGTTGGATGGAACCCGAAGGCGCTGGCGGTGCTCCGGCTCCCGTCGTCCAATAGCTGCCGCGTGAACCCGTCAAGCCGGTCGGTCCGGTCGGCCCCGGCCCGCCTGTAGCGCCCGGCGGTCCAGTCGCCCCGGTCGCGCCGGGCGGACCCTGAGTGCCGGTGTTGCCTGTCGGTCCCGGCGGGCCTTGCGGTCCAGTCGGGCCTTTGATGTTCCCTTTTTGTTGCCAAGCCATCTTATTTTATCCTTCGCCAAACCGTTCCGTCGTATTGAAAAATCGCTCCGGTTACGGTGTTCAAAAACATATCCTGCGCTTGAACGCCGACCGCGACCCCAATCGCCGGGTCGGTCGTCCCGGTAAACCAAAGCGAGCCGCGAGTCCCTGCCACTCCGCTCGGTCCAGTAGGCCCCGGCGGTCCCGGCGGTCCCGGTATTTGAACGGAATCAGGGGCGTCAGGGGCGCTCACGTCGGGCGGCTCCGGTAGAGTCTGCGAGACACGGGTCGGCGTATCAAAAATGTTGTTTCGGTCGTAGGGTGTGTCGGTGCCATAGATAACGTTCCTGATGTTTAACTGTAGCTTGCAAACAAGATGGCCGCTTATTACGTCGGACGAGAAGCCGATGTTGACGACCACAACGCGCGGTTCCCAAAAGTAAAGGGCGTCCAGAATCGCGACGGTTGCCTCTGCCGCCCGGTCAATCGGTAGGTCCACAATCGTTTGATCGACTCCGAGCAGCCGCTCCAATACCGCACTGAAAACCGGCGTCGCCAGAATCGTTTTGACGTTCTGGAAAATCTCCTTGTAAGCGATAGCGCCGAAGTCGATGGCCTCGAACGAGACCATGTTGAGCGGTATCCCGTCCGCGTCCGAGAATTTGATATGCCAGTTTGCGCCGAGGTCCGACTGCTCGCCGTAGCCGGGGAACACTTCCGCCGGGTATGGCGCGGGCTTCGTCGGGGGCGGATTGGTTCCGATTGCTGGCATGTTTAGAGTCCCCCTGAGCCTATGAAACTTCCGCCGAAGCCGGGAAAGCCGAGCATCGCAAACAGACCTTCAGAGAACGGGATGTATTCCTTGAAGGTGATGCTTAACTCGACCGCGATAAGTTTCCCGCCGGGAAGCCAGTGCTTGTGCTTCTCGGACATTTCCGTGATTACAAAAAGGGACAGGCCCGGACCCATCGGCTTCGAGCCGACAACGAGCGGAGCGGCCAGCGCGTTTTCGTGAAACAAATGCCATTGCGCCAAGAGCGGGTTCGGGTCGCCGCACCAACTGGCGTTTAGATGGACGTTCATCGTAATTTCAACGAGGTCGTTCCCGGCCCATTCGAGCAGCGGCTTCCGTAGATGAACGAGGTGTGACGAGTAGCGCCCGGAATATTTGCGCTCGATTTCCTCGAAGGTGTGAATCCTTCCCCGCGCCCGACCGAAAGCGATGGCTCCGTAGATTCCCTCAGTCGCCATGTTGCGCCCCTTCCAGTATCGCGAGCCGTTCTTCGAGTCTGGCAACCCGCGCTTCCAGTTCCGCCTCGCGCTCGGTCGCGGAGTGCGGCCCTTTATTGTCGGTATGAAAGCCGTCGGTCGTCATGTTCGCGGTCGTGTGCACAAGTCCGTCGAGCGTAATCGGGTTCCCGATAACCTTGACGGTGGTCCCCTGCAGCGTGAGGTCCCCGCCCGCCTTTACGTCAACGTCGCCCCCGGCGTCAATCGAGACATTCCCGCCCGGCTTAATCGTTACGTCGCCGTCGATTTCGATGATAACGTCGCCCTTCGTTTTGAGGGTAAAATCCTTCTCGTTATCCCAAAGCATGTCGCCCTTCAGCTTCCATGTCAGTTCGCCGGTCGAGGCGTTAAACTGCATCGTGGAGCCGTCGTCATACTCGCAATAGTCGAGCATCGCGTCCGTTACCGGCGGTGGGCGCTTCGAGGTATAGAACGAGCCAAGAACCGCGTAGTTGCTCGTCCCGTTCGCCAGCTTGATTAAGAAAACGTTGTCATCCTGCCGGGGGACCGCGAACGATTTCTTGGCGGTCGAGGCTACCTGCAGGACCGGGATTGGCTTCGTAATAAGCGGTTGGTCCTGATGGTCGAGGCGGTCCGGCATGATTACGCGGACGTTCGCGCCCTTCTCGCTAACCTCGACCTTCGAGACCCGCCCGACAACGGCGGTCACGAAGTAGCGGTTGTCACGGCCGCTTGTGTAATCGGTATCGGAGAGAAGTTCTTTCATGCGTCAATAGCCTTGTAAGCATTTCCGAATTGAAAGGGAAGTTTTATACTCCGGGCCTACAGTGTGATGCGCGGACTCGACGAACCATTTCCCGTCGAACTGGCCGCAGCCAACGAGGTTGAAGGTCTGGCCCGCCGCGATTAGCGGGTTGCCAAGCGATAGCTCGACCGAGGCTTTATCCTTCTCCTTGTTCTTTTCCCGGAGATGCGACTTTGCTTTGAGCGTCGCGCCGGAGCTAGTCCCCTGCCCAAAGTCGGTCCCTTCGAGTTCCCGGCCCTCGGCGGTCGTGCTGGCCCCCTCGCCGTCGTCGGTATCGCTGTCGTGGTTCGTTTGGTCGCCGGTATCTTCCTCAAGGTCGTGCTCGACGGCATCGGCTTCGCCCTTCTTTGTGTCGCCGGTTTCCGGGTCGGTCGCAGAGACCTTCGATTTTTTCGACGTGTCGGTAATTTTCGTCGTGAAGGAACCGCCCGCCATCCGGTAACTCGCGCCGCCTATCGCGACCGCAGTGTTGCCGTAGAGCAGGGAAAAAACCGCCGCGGCCTCTTCCAATTTTTGTTCGTCGAAAATTACGATCTTGTTTCGATGAATCTTGATCGCGAGCTTGGCGTCCAGCGCCCGATGCTTTAGGAACGAGAGCGGGCTTTCATCGTGCATTTCGGTTCGGATATAGCGCGGGTTAATGTCCGCTTGCCAATCGACTTCCATTTGATTCTCGCCCGCGATTTGCGTGACAATATCTTTGAGGCTCGTCTTTTCCCAACCTCGGTGTTCCTTCGAGCCTTTAATCCGGGCATTAGCCGGGATGCTGTTCCCCTTTACCGAGACCGTATGCGCCGGTAGCGCGAAGCCGATGGAGTCCAGCCAGAATCGACCGCAGTCGAGGGACAAGTCCCCGGCGTAGGGCATGAACCAATTCGAGGCAATAATCGAGCAATCGACGTAAACCCCCTTCTCTGGCATCCATGACGAGATAAACTTCCCGTCCCGGTCGGCCAGTTCAAAGCTTAGATCGTCGGCCTTCTTGCCGTCGCAGTTGTCGGTATAGCTAAACGATTCAAGGTAAGGCGCTAGGGAACTGTAGTAATCCTGCCCGTTGAGCATGATTGCCGGGCGCGCGGACCGAACCGGGACGATCATCGGAAAACCCCCGTAAACGCCCGCCAGCGCGTTTTGATAGCCGGTCCGCTATCCTTAGACCCCCCGGCGGTCGAAAACTCGATACGCGAAGCCCTGCGCACGGCGTTGGGCATTTTAGGCTTCCCGCGCGAGCCGGTTTCGCCTATTAAGCTCATTTTGGGGTCTGGCTGGCCTTTTTCCATGGCACTAGCTGGATTTCGGTCTCGATGTTTATCTCCGGGATTATGACCGGGACCCCCGCCGGGAACACGACAACCTCGCGCAAGGGCCAGTTTTCTTCGAGCAGTCGATACATCAGGTGTTCGTTCCCGCGCTTCGTTCCGTAGGCCCGGATTGCGATAAGGTCCCACACGTCGCCTTGGGTCGAGAGGTAAACCCGGTGCGGCTTCGGCTGGCCGAGCGCAACCCACGTCGCGTCCTGTACGATCGCAACGAGGCCGTCGCCGCCCGGTATCGGGTCCGATATGCCGCCGGGAACCGGGAAGTCGGGCAGGTAGTCAATCGCCTTATCCATATCCGCCTTCGTAGGATAGCCGTCGCTCGTTGTTCTGCGCCCGCTTAAAGTCGGACACGAAATCGCGCGAGAGGTCCCGGAGTTTCTTGTCCAGCGCCGCTTGTTCCGCCGCGCTCGCGTTGCCGTTGATCGTTACCGTAGGCGAAAAGTTGACGGTTGTCTGGCTCGCGCCACGCCTTCGACCGAGAGGCACGACCGCTTCGGCTCCGCGTTCGCCAACCATCGCCAGCGTCGGCCTCGTAACTACGCCGCCGCCCGCGAGTCCGGGGACCCCGGTCGTATCGGCTGGAATATCCGGGGCCGGTAGTCCGCCGGGGCCGGTCGCCGCCGCTGCAGCCGCCGTAGGAATCGCCAACGGGGTTCCCATCGAGGTCGCGAGCAACGACCAATTCTGCATGATTTCTTGAATCGGAAGCAAGATCTGCGTTTTGAGGGTTTCCCCGGTCGCCGCGAGGCCCGGCTTGATTTGCGCCGTATCGCCGCTCATCTGCGCCCAAGTCGTTTTCCAGTCCGCTCCGAGGCTGTCCTGTGTCCGTTTCCAGAATGGCAGGATTTCGGCCATCGACTCTTGAACCCCGGCGGTATAGGGCATTCCGCGACCGCCGCCCGCCCACGGCTGAGGAACGCCCGGCGCTACGGTCGCCGCTCCGGGTAACGCGATTGCTGGCAGTCTCGGACCGCGACCGCGCCCGGCGGTCCCGCCCGATAGGAACGGCGGTGCCATCGCCTGTGCCGCTGCGATTTCCGCCGCCGACGGCCCTCGATGCGCCGCCCACTGTTTTTGAATCGCCGCGAGTCGTTCGGCTTCCGCTACCCGACCGGCTTCCTGCTCGGCCAGCGCGCCGGTAGTGACCGCGCTTTTTTGCTGTTCCGCCGCCTGTCGTTCCCAAAACTTATTCCACCAATCCGGCATCTTGAACAAGCGAATCGACTCAACGAGCCAGTCCCACTTTGCCTTTAGCTCGTTAATCGACTTATCCCATCCCTCTTGGAAGGCTTGCACGACCGCCGATAGCCCGGCAAAGGTCTCGGTCCACGTCTGGCCCATTAGATACCAGTGTTTCGTGAAGTGCTCCGGGTCGGAAACGTCTTTCCCCGCCATAAGGTCCGCAAACTTTTGGTATTCGCTCGCCGACTTACCGAAGGCCCCGGCCAGTAGCCCGATTGTCCCGACGAGCGAAAGCATCCCGGCGTTGACCGTGACAAAACTGATAACCGAAATCGCCACCAAAGCGGCTGCGAGACCTTCGAGGGTCGGGACGAGCCAGCTTGAATTGTCGCCAATCCACTGTAGCGCGCCGGTTATTCCGTCCATTGCCGATACGACAACGTCGCCGAGGTTCTTCCCCTTCCCGGCCAGCGCCTCGAATTGTTCGCCGAGCGCCTTCCCGACCTTCCCGGCCATGTCGCCCCAAGCCTTTTTCATCCGATTCCATGCCTCGGCTCCGGGACCCTTCGCCCAATCCGAAATCGCTTTGAGCGCCGGGACCCCGTATTTTTTGACGAACTTCGCGACGGAAATCATCGCCTCGGCTGACAGATTTTTAGCAGCGATTAAAAACGGTTCAATCTCCGGCAGTAATGCTTTCCATGTGTCGGCCAGCTTCGCCCGCGCCTCTAGCGACGCCTCGCCGATATGCCGCCGCATCGACGCCATCGCTATATCCAGCGACTTGATTCGGCCCTCTGGCGTTTTGAGCGCCCGCGCGCTTTCCCCGCCGAACCGTGCCATCCGGTCCGTCAAAAACTTATAGGTCCCCGCGAGGTCGCCCGCCTTCGCCATCGCCTTCAGTGATTTCTGCTCGGCGACCGTCAAGCTGCCAACGTATTTCATCATCGACCGGGGAAGGGTCCCGGTTAGCATTCCCTTCCCGAAGCCGAGCGCCAGCTTGTTCATATCTTCCTGCGTGGCGTTTATTCCCTCGGACGCAACAAGAACGTCCGAGAGTAGCGGCAGGGTTTTCGCGATTTCCTTCGGTCCGAGTTTTTGTAGCGCGAGGATTCCCGCCGCGCTTTCGAGCATTCCCGCCGAGAAAACGCCCTGCTTCGACTGTTGCGCGATTACCGCTTGGAGTTCCTTCGTTTGCGCAACGGCGTAGTCCCGGCCCTTCGCCCGGATTTTATTCTGCGCGAACAGGGCCGCAGTTAGTTTCCGGGTCCGCTGCTCGGCTGCGGCTGCGGCCTCGTCCGCCCCCTCGAAGATCTTGCGGAATACCGCGCCGACGCCGAACAACGCCGCGCCCGCGAACAGGGTCGAGAAGATCGAGCCGAACTTGAGAATGGACCGCCCGACCGTCATCGCGGTATGCTGAAGGGCGCGCATCCGGGACTGCGCCGCCGCCATCGCGCCCCGGAACGAGCCAAGCAACCGCGCGCCTATCGAGAAGATCGCTACATATTCGCGCTTGGCTCCCAATTTCCGTCACCCCCCTTCGGTCTCGGCGGTCTCGCTTCGTAGTTGTTCGTTGAGTTCGGTCATCCACTCAATCAATTCCTTAATCGGCAGCTTCAGCCAGTATTCCACACCGCCGCCGGTCGCTCTCGCAAGTCGAATAACGGCGCTGCGTAGGAGCCGGGTTACGCTTTGCTCGGTTCCTCGTCCGGTGAGCTGCCACATGCTTTTAGGGCTTCGGTCCGCAGAGGCACGTAGTAGCGACGTTCGAGATTCTGAATGAGCAGATAGGAAACGTCGGCCAGATGTGCCAGAATCAGGTCGTGATAAAGGTGCTTCATTTCCGGCATCGCGATTTCGTTCTTATCCGCCTTGAAGAGTCGCTGGAATGTGCGCTCCGCTCGGATGAAATCCTTCCCCGTCATCGCGTCGAAGTCGAACGTCAATTCCTCGTATTTCTTGCCGTCGAACTCGATTGGCGGGTTGAACTTTACCCGGACCGGCGGCTTTCGCGGTTCAATCTGAAGGTCGCGAAATTCCGGCGCGGGTCCGGCTTCATCCTCGTTGTTGTTGTTGTTCGGGATTAGGTCCGCCGGAATCCGGCTCGCCGGTTCCCCCGGTGGTGCTGTCGTTTTCTCGTGCAGTTTCGTATCCATGGCGCGGAGCCTACCACGGACCCTAGAGGCCGATCAACTGGCGAATGCGCTGCGCGGAATCGACCACCTGAATGCCGTTAAACCACCGGCAGACGGCGTTCTCCTTGTCCAGTTCAAACATGATCTGATCGTTGCGTAGCGCCCGGAGCGAAATCAACTCATACTCGCTCTCGCCTTCGCCCTTCGTCCCGACTTCGAGTTTGCCGAGGTTAAACCCCTTCGGGGCCGTCCCCATGATGTAGCGCCAGCCCTGATGCACGATTCGATTCGTCCCGGAGTCGTGTAGCTGGTGCGCCGCCCATGCGTCCAGTTGCGCGCCGTCTTGAATCGTCGCGAATACCGCATCGTCAACGATCGTGAGCCACTTCAGCGTGACGGTAAACGACTTAAAGTGCGCTTGAACCGGCATGTCGATTTCCCCGAAGATGCCAGACCCCTTTAGTGTGTCGGCCAGATTTTCGAGGTGTGGCAGGGTAACGTCGGCGAGGCCGATTAGCCGCTTTCCGGCGAGGAAGATTGAATAATTTGTAACGTGGTTTGGGATTAACATTTAGAGGCTCCTTGGGTTATAGGTTTTACGCTGCGGCTGTGGTTTCGTCGGGAAACAAAGAGGCGATATACGGAATCCAATATTCGATGCGGAAGTCCAGCCATTCGGCGGGCGTCGGGACCGCGATATAAACATGGAAAACGTAGTGACCGTCGAGCAGGTCGGTTGTCGGGTTCTCGTCCTGCCGGAACTCGATTCGAGCGCCAAGCAACGCTTCCGAGTTGCTGAGGCCGTCCAGCCAGAGTTGAAGGCTATTGACTACGGCGTCAATCAGTCGGCGGTTCCCCGGCTCGTCAACCTTCTGCCAGATCGTCAGGATGATGGTGTTCCCGATGAAGTCGAACATCCGGCGGACCGAGATAAACATATCCTTTACGTCGGTGTTCGACGGGTAGGCCGCTGTCCTGTTCCCCCACGAACGCCAACCGCCAATCCAGTTTAGCGCGGTAATGACGCCCTGCGAGTTCAGCATGTTCGCGTCGAGAAGGTGCATCGGTAGCTCGGCCCCGCCCTTAACCTGTAGCGCGTTCATCCGTAGCTGCTTGTTGCTCGGCGAATGATACGGAAGCCCGCCGCCCCGGTAGGCGTCAACCCACTGCATGAGCGGTCCCTGTTGGGACGCGAAGTTGAATACCTTGCTCTCGGTCGAGCCTACCAGAGCGGGCTTGCCGAAAAGTAGCTGTTGCCGAGGGAACACGATGTTGTTGTCGTTCTTCCAGAGTAGAACGTCCTGCGGCTTCGTGACGCCGTTTATCGCGTCTGTGTCCACGTCGATCAGGCAGGTGCAAGCAAAGCAGCCGTTGATGTTCTCCGACTTCGCTTCCATTACCGCTGCAACCGTCGGGTCGCTGGAAAACTTCGGGCAGACGATAACGCCCGGAACCTTCCCGGTTAGCTGGAAAACATCCTCGATGACTTCTAGGCCGGTCCGCGCGCCATCCGGCGTCACGCCGCCGATGATATCCGCCGCATCGACGTTAGTCGCCGGGTCGCCCGGAGTCTGTCCCTCGACTGTAAGCACCGCCGTATCGCTCGCAATATCGCCGCTGGCAATCCGGGTCACAATCCACGTATTGGTTTTGGACAGACTCAAGAGGTAGTCGGCCCCTTCCTCGTAGGTGATCGTCCCGGCGGAATCCTTCACAACGACGGACCACGCGATAAGCTCGTGGCCGGTGTCGGCCTGTCCGCCGACTAGCGGGACCTGCGCCGGAGCGATAGCGGTCGCGCCGGTTTCCGGGTCGAACACGTTGACGTAGATTACCGGGAACACGCCGAACTCGACAAAGGCCGCGTCCATGTGCTCGCAGAGGTCGTATTTGTTCCAGTCTTTCGAGAAGCCTAGCTCCGCAACCGCATCCTCGTAGCGGTTATAGATTCGCGGCCTGTTGATGTAGGACTTCCCGGACTTGTTCAAGTGAACAGGTGCGGACCCGAAAACGACGTTTACCCCCACGTCCGCTTGGACCGGGGCGATGACTGAGGTCGGAACGTCCGACCAACTGACTCCGTGTGGAAATGGGCCGAGATTAGGCATGGTGTTTTTCTAGGGTTATGCCCGAAGGCGATTCTTGTTGTTTTTGCTTTGCTGTAGCGAGCCATTTCTGGACCTCGCGGTAAAAGGTAACGTGGCGTCCGGTCTCGCCCCTCATGTTGTGGGCGTAGTCGAAGTTTAATTCCTTCCGAACGGTAGCAATTTTATCGACCGGGATGAATAGCTCGCCGAGCGCCGGGCAGCGGGTAATCCAGTCGTAAAGCTGCGGGTCGATGCCGTCCCGGTAGGTCTTATTGTAGTGAAGGCCGAGGAAGCCGACGTGCGGGCCGAGATACATGACTTGGCCGGTAATTATGCGCGGTTCCCCTTTCATGGCTGGCCCCTTATCGCGAAATGTTCGACCGGCACGATGCCGAATATATCCGGGTCCGGCAGCGGCCGTGCGCTCGGTAGTTCCCAAGTCGTTGTCATCTCCGCAATAAAGTGCGGGAACGTATCGGCCTCAATAAGTTTCCACTCAATCGGCATCACGATCGGGTAGGCTTTGTCAATCGCTTGCTGGCCGAACGAGGTTAGCGCCAGCCAGATTGCTTCGGAGAGGTTTTGAACGTCCTGATAACCGGCGGAATCCGGGCTTTCATCGTAGGCGTTGACGAGGATTCGGACCGTCGCGTGGGTTACGTCCGTGTCGATCTTAGCCGAGACCGCTTGCACGATTACCGCCGGACAGTCGGGCAGTTTGTCAACGAGGATTTCGCCGGTCACGGTTCGCGGGACCCGGCCCCGCTCGACTCTCGGCGGGACCTTTAGCGCGAGCGTTTGCGCCCGCCCGGTCGGGTCGTAGGGGACGACCTCATCCGGGTCCGCGACAATCGGATGAGTCGGAGCCGTCGCTTGCGCGAGGTTGAGAGTCGGGTTGTCCAGTCGATACGGCGTCACAAGTCGCTCGATGAATCCGACAAGGGTCGCTTCGAGGTCGAACATCGACTGCGCGCGACGGCCTGTGTCGTTCTCCGGCGGTGTAACGGGTTCGGGAATCATTAGAGGCGTCCGGTGAGAAGCAAGATAATGACGATCAAAATAATAATCCCGGCGATGCCGCTCGGACCGTAACCCCAACCGGAGCTATAGCCCCAACGCGGGAATGCGCCGACCAAAACCAGAATCAAAATGATAAGTAGAACTGTCCCCATAGAGTCACCACGTTGGCTTCAAAATCTTAATTCCGAGGATGACGAACAGAATCAGCATGACGAGCGTATTGAACCGGGGCGCATACTGCCACCGCTCGACCGGGACGAACGCCCCGATTGCTACGAGGATGAGCAGTATCCAGTAGATGATGACGAGAAGGCCGGGCGCTCCCCCGGCGGCTTGGGCGATTACGGTAATTTGACTCATGTTTTTATGCTCCGGCTAGGACTCGTTTTAGTTCGTGGTCGATGCGCTTATCTAGCGTATCGCCCATCTTTTTGTTTGCGGCTGGACCGACGCTCGGTTGTGTCGCCATGATTGCGGCACTGATCGTCGCCAACTTGTAAATCGGGAACCGGCTCGGCCCAATTCGAGAGTAGGGACCGCCGCTCGGTATGAAAAACGCGCTCTTGATGATTCCGCCGCCACCCTTTTTGACCTGCGCGAAGATCGGGCGCTTTTTCTTCCGTCGCTGGACGCCGCGAGGCCGGACGTTGAACTTTTCGAGCGGTAACATGCCCTGCGAAATCCGAATCGAGCCGCCAATATTGCCATACGTCGCCCGCGAGACCGTCATCGGAATATCCTTCGCCTTGATGACGTAATGCGCCCGGATTTCACGCGAGACAACGGTCTTACCGCTCGCCAGCGCCCGGTTGACCGCCGGGACGAGCACTCGCGGAACGCCCTTCTCGATGTGCGCCAGCTTCTCGCGTAGCCTTCCCATCTCGCGTGAGTGGATTTCGATTGCGACCATTAGTTTTTCCCGTAGCTGCCGGGCTGCGAGCGGGTCCCGTAGAGCGCCAGCTTGTAGCAAAATTCCTCGTCCGAACAGTCGATGACTTCCCAAGGGACATTCGCGGGCGAGTAGATTAGCTCGCCCGCGACGGGTCTGCGTGGCAGATACTTATGCTCCATGTAGCAGAGAACGTCCCCCATGAATACGCCGTGAATCTTCACGACCGGCATCAGCTTTAGGGCGTCGGTATCCCATACGACCGGGGCCGTGAATACTCGGAACCCGCCGCGCCCGTCGCTGATACGGAACTCGCGCTTGGTGGCGTGCTCCTTCACGTTAATGAAGATGCGCGCCAGATCGGGCGCAAACTGTTCGCGTAGGGCCAAGGCTTATCCCTTTTGTTGTTTCCGGTTCTTTTTGATGGCCTTGATGATTTCGGCCTTGTGGCTTATCCCGGAGAGGTCCGCCCCTTCGGTGTCGGCAATGTCCCGGAGTTCGTCAACCGTGTGGCTTTCCAGCGTTGCGCCGTTCCCGTCCGGCTCCGGCTGTCCCGCCGCTTCGCGGGCCGCTACCGCCGCCGCTTGGCCTTCCTCGGTTAACTGCGGCTGTGCGACCGGCGTCCCGCCTTCGGGAACTTCGGCCTCGAAGAACGGCTGCGGCCCCTCGCCAATCCCACGCGCGAACGGTCCAGCCCCGCCCGGTAGCGCCTCGACAATCCGAATCGCCAGCACGTCGGCGGGCATCGGCAGCGGTCGAGCGGTTAGCCGGTAGAACAGCGCCCCGCCTTCCTCATCGCCGTAAACGTAGGGAATCCGCGCCGTTTGGTAGGTGCGGAACTGTCGCGCCCTCGCGTTTTCAAGCTGCGTGTATGCGCCGTAAACGATCTTGTTTTGGACGTTCGTCGAGAGTAGGGCCACCAGCGAGTCGGGTAGCATCGGGAACAACGCGCCAGCGTCATCCTCGAAGTATTCCGAGTAGTGGTAAAGCTGAAGGCCCGGAACGACTCCGAACCGAACCACCGCATCGCTCACGATAACCGGAGCAATCTGCCCCAACTCGAATCGGCGATTGTCCAGATACTTCGCGACGTTCACGTTGCGAATGAACGTTTCCTTTGCGGTCGTTCCGAACAAGGCGACGTTCGGCGATACTCCGCTCGCCTTGATCGTGTTCAACCGAGCACGTTCGAGGTCGAGAAGCGGGTCCGAGTTCGCTTGGTCCCACGTAATCGCGATGGTTTCGTGGTTATTTACCGCCCCGGCGGAACTTTCGAGGTAGTTGATGACGTTCGTGTAGTTGTTCTCCGCTGTGACGGTTACGCCGCCATTGAACAACACTTGACGACACATCCATTCCTCGCGCCGGGTAATCGCTTCATCGAGGTAAACGGAATCCTCTGCCAGTAGCTCGGCTGCGCGGTCGGCGGCTGTCCGCCCGCTGTAGATCGTTTCCCCCGGCAAGCGCGGTTCGAGGTCCGGGATGCGTAGCGCGCGGACCGGCGCGATGCGCGGAGCGCGATAGAAGCGGGTCTCGAAGCCCTGACGCTCCATCACTTTGCCGCCGATTAGCGGGGCGACAAACGGGGCCATTTTCCTTCGACCTCGGCGGAAATCGAACTCAACCAAATCAGTCGGCGGATACTCGCGATTACCAAAAAAGGTGTCGCGGAGAAATGTGTGAACGAGCGGGCCTTCCAAGAAGGGTTCCAGCAGCGTTCGGGGTTCGTAGTTGGCATCGTAATTCATAGGATTATTTTCCTGTTCTTCGGTTCGGTTGGTTCGGGTTAGGGACTGAACGGGCCTGTCGGGACCGACGGGTCCAAAAAGATGTCGAGTGAACGCAAGCGCGCGATAGCCGCCGGGCTTAACGGCGTCGGGGAACTCCCCTGACTCCATGCGTTTGCGTAGTGGATTTGCCTCTGATTGAACGAGCCATTCAGCGCAACCGCGACCGTTCGGTCGGTCGGGTTCGCCGGGTCAAGGGCAAGGTCAATGATTACGCCGCCGAGCACAGCATCGTCCGCCGCGAGCGCGGGTAGGACGGCTTGTGCCGTTGCGTCGAATTTAACGAGGAAGCCCGGCAACATCTTTGCCAGCACCTCCGGGGCCGCGTCGGTAAATGGAAACCGCTGGACCTTCCAGTCCGGGTCATCATCGTGCGACAACAGATTGTTGGGATAGAGCGCACTTTTAATCGCCATAATTTTATTCTCCTTGGGTTGGTTCGGGTTTTAGTTCCGGGTTAGTTCTGGCTGTTGACTGTCACCGAGCGGTTCCGGGCCTGTAGCCGCTTTTTGACCGCTGCGGTCACTTTACTGCCAAAGGCGTTGTCGTTATCCGCGCCGTCGCTCGGCGGGATGTTGTTCAATATCGAGGCATCTTCGTGACGGTCGGACCGGGACCCGGCCTTATCCATCGCGGTTAGACACTCGGCGTAAATATCCGCCGGTTGCTTCCCTTCCGTGATCGCTTTTGCCACTATCGCCGCCGTAGCGGGTCTCGATAGGGCTTGCAAGGCGGTCACGCGCTCGCGCTCTGCCGTCTGGCCGCGCTCGAAGTCGGTCGGCGGGGTCGTAGGAGCCGGGGCCGGGGCCGGAGTCGGCTGCGGGGCCGCAGGAGCCGGGGCCGGGGCCTCGCCTCTCGGCGTCGGAGTCGGTGCGGGGGTTGGTGTTGGGGTCGGCGTCGGGGTCGGCGTCGGCTCCGGTGGTTCTGCTGGCGGTGGTGCCGCCCCTGTCGGTGTCGGTTTCTTGGGTTGTGCCATATTTCCTTCTCTGTTTTGGGTTGAGGCGGTAAACGCCGGGACGTTACGAAATCTTGAAAGGTCATGCTCGACGCCGTTTATCACGACGCGCTTTTCGCCCACGATAGCTGCGGCCTTAACTACGCCGCGAACCTCGTCCGCAAAGCCGTTATCGACCGCATCCTGCGGGCTAAACCACGTTTCCTCCGCGAGCAGGTCGCGGATTTTCTCCCGGTCGAGGCCGGTCCGCTTCTCATAGACGTTGATCATTGACTCGGTAATCGAGTCCAGCGCCGTCGCCATGTGCCGCATATCCTCGGAGTTCCCCATCGCGAAGCCGGACGGGAGATGAATCATGATATTAGCGTTCGACCGGATATAGATTTTGTGGCCGACCATCGCGATGATCGACGCCGCCGAAGCCGCGAGCCCATCGACGTAAACGGTTTTTGTGCTCCGATGGTCCGCGAGCCGGGAATATATCGCTTGCGCCTCGAATACGGACCCGCCCGGCGAGTTGATATGAATATCCAGCCGTTTGACCGAGGTCGGAAGGCCAGCCAGCGCGGTTGCGAATCCGCGTGCCGATACGTCGCCCATTTCTTCCCAATCGCCGATGGGCGCGAAAATCATTAGCTCGGCTGCGTCCGGCTCGTCCCCGGCTTCGCAACGGAAGCGGTAAAACTCTCCGACCGGCTCGTCCGGTCCCGCAAAAAATTGGAATCGTTTCATCTGTGAAATACTCCGCTTAGACCACCGGCGTTTTTGAGCCGCCGTGGGATTTTTCCGTCTGTCGTAAGTCGTTTAGCTCGAACACGTTTAACCTTGGGGTCATTTGACCCCAAGGTCCCCTTTGCCGGGGGCCTCGGTCTCGCCGGAGCCGGAGCCGGAGCGGGCGCGGGCGGCTTCGGTGTTCCCGGCGGGGGCTGCGGTTCGGCTGGCGTCGGCGGGCCTGTAAATCCGCCCCGCGTCGGTCGGTAAGGCGGAAAGATCAGCCCGGCCTCGTCAAATTCGTCCTGTTCAATCGATTGCTGGCGAATGTTGTCCCGGTAGTTCGACCCGTTCAACTCGGCAGTCTCGCGCTCGATAGTCGAGTAGCCGCACATCACTTTTTTGTCCGCCGCATCGACATCCTTCGCCGGGTCGATACTTCCCGCGCTGGCCCCGGTCCAGACACAATGGCACATAGCCCGGCGAATATACGGGTCATCGAACCCGCCCTTGAATCCCTCGATTCGACCGAGGCCGATGGCGTCGGCCAGCCATTCCTCGTAAACCGGCTGACAAAGTTGGTCGATCATCAGCGAGCGGTATTTTCGGACCCGCTTCCAAAAGTCGAGTAGCGCCGCCCTGCTTGCGCTGTAGCTGGCGTTGTATTGCTTCAGTAGGACCTCGTAAGGGATTCCGAGCGCCGCGCCGATGAACTTCGCTACCGCAATAGTGAACTCGCCGAAGGTCGCTTGTGGCTGTGTCGGGTTTGAGAACTCGACCTTGTGACCGGGCCGCATGAAATTGACGATTCCCGGCCCAAGCTGGACGTTATACGGGTTGAGGTTCATTACCTCTTTTTTCTGTTCCTCGGTCAACAGCGACTCGAAAATGTTCGGGTCCGGGAACTCCGAGCAGATGAACGCCGTAAAATACGACTGGATGACGGCCCCGACGACGGTCGCATCGACGTAACGCCCCTGTTGCTTCAGTAATTCGAGGCAAACGGATAAAATCGGGACGCCCCGGCGTTGCTCCGGGCGCTCTGGCTTTATTAGCAGAACCATGTTCCTGCGCCCCGATTTTGCGCCGAATGGTTCGACGCGAATCGAATCTTGCGACGGGAAAAAGGCGGACCGCCACGACGCGAGCGGATGGACCCTCGAAATATGGTAGGCTTGAAGTTCGCCGTCGCCGCTTACCTCGACGCCGGTGAAGATATTCGAGCCGCCGGGCGCGACGTATGGCGGGGACAGCGCCGGGTTTTTGATTCGGTCCGCTTCGAGCACTCGGAGCCGCAAATCAAAGAGCGTGTTTTTCCTCGGTTTAAGCGGGAACAAAACCGGGCAGTCGCCGGAGAGTAGCATCGACTGGAATCCGACGGATTGAAGCGTCGGGAAGGCGTATTTGCCCTCGTAATCGCACTCGCGCGGGTCGTAGGCCCACCAGCCGAACTTCTCGGCCAGTTCCGCGTTTAGATCTGCGGTTTGCTCCGGGCTCAACCCAAGCGCCTCGCCATCGACGTTCGGAGCCGGGGCCAGACCTTCGCCGATTACGTTCGTGTCGAGGGTTTCGATTGCGCCAGCCGCTAACGGGATGCCCATGAAAGCATCGCGGGACCGTTCCCGGAGAATCTGGACATTTAGCCCAATGTCCGCGTCCGCGTCGCCGCCGCGCCAAAGCCAGCCAGCCAACGAGTTCTTTTGAACGTTCGCTCCATATTGCCCGTAGCCGGTCCCGCCGCCGACGTTAAACGAAACGTCTTGAACCGAATGAATCATCTCGCCGCGAGCGTCCAGCACAGCGCCGCGCGGGTATTGGCCGACTCCGTTGCGCCCGTTCCCGTTCCGCGAGTGAGTCAGCGTTGTCATACGTCGCGGAGAATAACCCGGAACGCGGTGTCTCTGCCGGTCACGGCGCTCGGTAGGCCGTCAACGCCGCAGTAAAGTTTGACCATCTCATTCCAGTAATCGACCGACTTTTGAGCATCGGCAACGCTCTGATATTCGGTCTGCCGGGTCCCGACCTTGTAGCTTTTGACTCCCATCGACGCGCCCTGTAATCCTTCCATCGCTTTGCGGAGTCCGTCCTGAGCCCAAGGACAGGTGAAGGGGACAAGCTCTATGATAAGTGGCGGTTCCTCGGCGGCTTGTGACGTTGGCGGCATCGTTACAACCGGCGACCGTATCACAAAGCCGGGCGGGATAAAATGAGTATAAAATGCCCTTGCGCGCCCGGCGGTTCACTGCTAAGTAGCGGGGCGTGACCGTTCAACCACGCTCGCGAGGCCGTCCGAAGCTCGGCGATTACCGACTTGAAACGATCGTGTCGAAGGAAGTCTGGAATGAATTACTGCGCCGGGAGAAGGCCGGGAAAGGCTACCGGACCCGGATTGCCGCCGAGATTCTGACAACCGAATTGATCGGGCATATTAACTCACCGGGCGATTCGCCGCCCCGAACGTCCCCCCTTCAGTGACCGGACCGACGCCGCCGGTGGCGTAAATATCGACCGCCTTTTGAGCGCCAAAGGCCGTTGTCGGCGTCGCCTTCGGGTCCGGCGGGGTCCAGAGGTCCCGGCTCATTGTGTCGAGTCTGATGCCCGATAGCGGGACGGCAACCGCCGCAAGCGCGTAGTTCCGGCAGTCGAATGGCTCGTTTCGCTGGCTGAGGCGCTTCATCCAGAGGTAGGTATGAAAGCCGTTCTTCGCCTTTACGATGCGCCGCTCCGCAGTTAGCCCCTTGAAGTATTCCTCGTCATAGCCCCGGACCGGCTCGCCGTCCTTCCGCTTCGGGAAATGGCAGAAGCCCGGCCCGACCTTCGCCACAACGAGCCGGTTGACGATTTCCTCTTTGCCCGTATCGACTCCGAGCGTAATCAGTCGCGCGCCGTTCGATTTCGTGAGGGTCCCGGCCCCCTTTATGAACGGCTTCCCTAGCCCGCCCTCGCCTTTGATCGAGATTGCGCGCGGCTGGCGAGGCTTCGTGTAGGCATAAACAAAGTCGCTCGCGTAACCGGAATCGACGCAGATTTTTTTGAGCCGCATAAACTTCCCGTCCCAAGTCGTCAGGACCCGGTTGTAAACCGCTTCATCGAGTAGCGTCCAGACCTCGGCCTCGCGCGGGTCGCCGTCGAGGATGCCATACTCGATTCCCCACGACTCGCGGCCCGGTCCCCAACCGACAATTTCGTAATTGATCGTCCGCTCGTGCACATCGACGCCGCCGGTAAGAACCACAACGCCCGGCGGAACGTCGGCAATCTCGCCCCTCGGCCTACCTAGCTTGGCAACCTTGTAAACTTCCCGGCGCTCGGAGTAGAGGTTGACGTCAACCTTTTGCCCGGTTTCCTCATGGAGTAATCCGAGCCGGGTATTCCGAAACGCTTTGATCGGCTCGATGTCGCCTTCTTCCTCGGCCCGTAGCGCCCGGAGCCATTCGACATAGAGAATTTCCCACTCAATCCAAGGGTTGTAGAGGCCCGAAAGGTAGAACCCGCGTATGTCAACCTTCCGGCCCCGCTCATCGACCGGGCGCGTCGCTATCCATTTGCCGGTCCCATTTATCCACTCGAACTTGTGGAAATGCTCGCCGCAAGCCTCGCAGCCATGCTGGAAATCCTCGAAGCGAATCCGTTCCCACGTTAAGACCTGCATGACGCCGCAGTCCGGGCAGGGTAGATTCCAGTATTCCTTCGTTGATTGGTCCATCTCCCGCTCGATGTGCGAGACCCCCGCGATGCCGGGGCTGGATACGATTACCGCCTTCCGATTCCAAAAGGCCGAGGTCCGGGCGATGGCGAGTTGTAGCGGGTTTCCCTCGGTCCCCGCGCTCGCCGGGAATCGGTCAACGTCGTCGAGTAGCACGACCCGGACCGGGCGACCGGATAAGCTCGCCGCGCTATTCGCGCCACCGAGCGCAACGAATCCGCCGGGGAAGGCTTTTCGGAGTTTCGTGTTGCCGGAATCCTTCGCCTTCGGGTCGCCGAATAGCTTCGTGAGGTTCGGACTGTCGCGAATCATCGGCGCTAGGCGGTCCGTCGAGAAGGTCCCGGCCATCTCGATTGTTGGCTGGACAACGAGAATCGGGCAGGGTTCTTCCATCGCGAAGTAGCCGACCGGATTGAGAATCGCCGAATCCGTGATGCCGATTTGCGCCGCCTTTTGAACGCAGACGCGCGGAACGTCCGGGTCGCTTACCGCGTCCATGATTTCGCGCTCGTAGGGCGCTTTGTCGGTTATCCACGCCCCCGGCTCCGCGCTCGACTCGCTGGACAGGACCCGGTTTTTGTCGGCCCACTCCGACAAGCGCAATTTCGACGGCGGTCGCCAGACGCCGCAAGCGCCCCAAACGAATGTTACCGTTTTACGATGGTCGGCGCTTCGTTCGTCGGTCGGTTTCGCTCTCGTTTTCGTTTTCGTGCGCACCAGCCCCGTTCTGTGCTAGGAATTGATCGCTTGACCGGCGGAATTTCTTGGCCTCGTAGCCGGAAAGTTCCCTCAAAGCCGAGACAATTTCGTTGTAAATTATGCTGTAAATCTCCTTGAAAGATCGTTTTCCGATGAGTCGAGTCGCGATTCTGGACGGGATTGCGAGAAGTCGCGCCCGGCAAGCAGACACCATCGCGGTAACGGCGAACTCTACGTCGTCCGCCCGGTGTAGTTTTCCCTTGATTTCGTCCAGCCGGAGCCTCGTCATTTCGCCCTCGTCCCTCATTCGGTCGTTCCGTAGCCGTGAGTAAACGCTTTCGCCCGGTTCGTCGTGCTGGCTCCGTGCCTGTAGATGCCGGATGTAGGCTTGAACGTTCGCGACCATCTCGAAGCGCCCCCGGAGTTCGGTCCCGTCGTCGTCGGTCGCTCGCGTTAATACGCCGTCGGCCACCATTCGGTTTACATGACGCGGAGTCATGAGAAGTAGCCGCGCCAGTTGGGTTGTGTTAATCGTCGCTCGCGCCATCGAATTAAATCCGCCTAAATTCCGAGGAACTTTTGACCCGGATTGCTCCGGCGCGCAAGCGGTCTTTTCCCGGTCCCGTTCCGCTGGGCGATTCCGTGGGCGGCTTTTCCCTACCCGCGACCGGCCCGGACGCTAGGTAGCGGCCCCTCTGTGGGCGGACTTTCCCTGTTGGCGGTTCGGGACCGGACACGACACTTGACCACCGTCAAATCTAGCTACAATCCGGGACCTCTCTGAGTCGCTTCACTCTGATTCGCCGGAAGGACCCGCGAAAATTTTCGGCACGAAAATCAAGCTCGGAGTTCCTCACCGGGGAAACGCGCGAGGATGCCCGCAGTCACGTTCTGTTGTTCGCTCCGCTATCCTTACCCTCTCTCGGTGTTCGGACGCGGTAGGCGAAGCGGAGCGCGCAGCGTCGCGTATCCTTGCGCCTTTGTTAAAGAGAAAACGCGCCGGTGGTCATCACTCACCGGCGCGCCTCGTCTCACGATCTTCTCACCTATTCGGTCTCGACTGGACTACCGGACGGTCGCCTTGTCAACCCTTCGCTGCTGTAGTTCGCCGAAGGTCGCAGCGCCCTGCTTCCTCTTAAACGCAGGGATGTTGTTCGCTACGATTCCAACCCGCCTTGGGCTGTAGATAGCGTATAAATCGCTTGCCTCTTGCGACTCATACCCACTTGCAAAGGTGGCTTCGGCGGTAGGGAATACGTCCGCGTGTCGGTCCCGCTCCCGGTCAATCAGTAGGTCCTCTTTGCCGCCGAGTGAGTAAATCCACAAAAAGTTTGCCGGTGGCTTCGGTTCAACGAGGCGCTTAAAGCGGGAAACTTCCTTCGTGTAGGCGTAAAAGGTGGCCCACGGAGCCAGCGCAATAATTCGGAGCCACGCTTCGAGGTAGGCGTCAGAAAAGAAATCGCCCGAATCGTGAATCCGAATGTGCTTTCCCCGGTAGCGTCGGTGCCGTAGCTCGGCCCCCATCCGTCGTTCCCATACGTCGAGGTGGTCGAGAACGAGCCGGAGATTTCGCTCGTGCGCCGCTCGGACGGCTGGAAAGGTATAGGTGCCATTTCTCGCGTAGCAGAGCGTCGCACAGATTCCAGCATTCGGGCAACAGTTAAATTTGCGCCCGTCCCGGAGCTTCGTAGCCCAAGCAGGTAGCGTCCAGTTGAAAAC